TTGTCGGGTTAAACAATCTAGATAACACCAAAGTATCTGTCAGTTTTTTATCCCACAAATCTACACCTGTTAGATTTTTTATTACTGGAATATCAAATCCAATAATGTTATGACCTATTAGCTTATCTGCTTTTTGTAATAGTTCTATCCCTTGATCTATAGAATCAGGTTTAAAACTATGCATCACCTGATTGTCTACATCATATGCAGCTATACACCATATAGTTGTAGGATTAAGACTATCAGTTTCGATGTCAAATAATAAATTCATACAGGCTCCTAGAAAGGTATGTTATCAAAGTCATCATCCTCCTCATCGATTTCATCTTCGTATATCTCAGACAGTCTACCTGTTTCTGCATCATAAGACAACTGTGCAGCAACACCAACGTCACCAGTGTATCTTGATTTTAGAACAACCATCTTAGTTATATTAGCCTCTTCAACATTATCTGCCATTTGATTTCGAGATAGCGCAAGTACACAATCAGAAAGTTGAGCGATACTTTGGCTACCTCTAAGGTGACTAAGGTTTATTTCAGCACCATTCTCATGCCCTCTGTTACCATCTATGCGTCTAGGATGAGCCACAAGTATAAGGCCAACTCCAGTTTCTTCAACTAAAGATCTAAGCCGTGTCATGATATTATCGATTGCTCGTCTTTCATCTCCTTCAGCCAACGAAGATACAAGCATATGTAAGTGATCCACGATTATCCATTTACAACCGCAACCAACGATCATAAACCTAAGCTTTGAAAATATTTCTTCAACATCATGTATACCTAAGTGAGCATGAACCCATACTCGATTTTCGTTCTCTCCAGTATACATTTTACCAAGTAATTCATCGAGCTGTTCTTTGGTATACTGTTCTCTGACTTGATCTATGTATAGCCTAGCATTAGCTTCGATAGAAATAATACCATCAACAGTCCTGCGCCAAGACTCTTCAAGAGCCATGATGCCTACTGCATCTTTGGTATGTGAGATAAGCCAGTGTTCAATCTCTCTTGTAACTGTAGATTTGCCAAGGCCAGTACCACCTGTCAATGTGACTAGCTCACCTTGCCGCATACCATATAGCTTATTATTTAATCCTTCCCAAGGATAAGGAATAGATTCTTTCTTCTCTCGATTATGGTACTTGGATAGGTTGTCGGAAATATTAAGGACACCAGATGGTGTGTAAATCTTAGAGTCCCACCAAGAATTGACAAAGGCTTGATTACGGCCCTGCTTGAGTATGTCATTAGGATCTTTGTATCCTTCAGGTAGTGTTAGGATCTTAGCCTTTCCGGGTTTTAAAACTCTAGCTACTCTTCTTGCATTGTCCTTGCCTACCTTGTCATTATCGAATGCAATGACAACATACTCAAATGATTCTAAGTATTCAAGATTTTCTTTGACATCTTTAACGCCACCTCCTGCACCATTCTTAACTGATACAACAGGCCATTTAGAACCTAGCATTTGATAAGCTGCCATCGCATCGCACTCACCTTCAGTCAAGGTTATAAATTTACCATTGGTTCCAAATAAATTCTGACCAAATAAACCAGTACCTTTGCTAGTACCTTTCCATTGGAACTCTTTGTTTTCTGTCAATCGTATTTTAGAACCTACCATTTCATTTGAAATGTAGTAGGGATAGATGTGTGAATTAATTGAACCGTCAGAATTCAACACTGATTTAACGCCATATTTCTTAGCGGTATCTAAGCTGATATTTCTGTCGGTCAGTTCGTTGAAAGAACCTTCTGAAGTATTCATTGAATTTCTCTGATAAGTTTTTATGTCTGAAACATTTTCATTAGATCCATAGTAATCTTTTATCCGAGTGTTGCAGCTAAAGCAATAGCCGCTACCATCTTCATTAAGAGAAACAGGATCGCTACCACCACATTCAGGACATGGTAAGTGATACTTAACAAAGGCCATACATTCTCCTATTAAAATAGGGCTACTAGAAATCTAATAGCCCTGTTGTTTTACTCAGTCTTCGCTATTTTCAACGATAACTGGCTCGTCAGTATTTATCCTAGCCTCCTCATCTAGGTTGCTTTTGATTACAGAATTGTACTGAGCTTGTGCTGCTCTTAAAGTAGCCATCTCAATTTCAGCTTGGCGCAATGCACCTTGCTGTAACTGAGCTAACAACATAAAAGCTTGCTGCGCTTCAGCATTTAACTTTGAAACATCGTAGTCAGTTTCATCGTTTCGATACACCATTTTAGCGGTGTCGCTTTCTACTTCGCTCATAGATCATCTAGCTCCTCATCATCTACTGCTGTTAGTTCATCGTCGCCACTACCTTCTGGATTGTATTCGACAAGATCAATGACTTGCATCTTGACAAAATCTAATCCTTTGAATTTCCTACCATTCCAAGTAGACTCCCACTCTTTGTACTTAACCCTGACCTTCGAGCCATTGCCTACATTGACATCAAGCTCTTCAAGGTTTCTACCGATAAGGTCTGGAGCCTTTCGAATCATACCATTAGGGCCATTGACCTTCCGCTTTATTACAACAGCAGGGCCTTCATCCATTTGCTTGACAGTGAAACCACGATCTTCAAAATCAGATGCAGTTTCGTTGTCAACTACAAGATTGACACTATATGTAGGTTCGAACTTAGTGTTAGGCGTTTTCACAAAAGCCCAATATGCAGTTCCTTCAAGTACAGCCATATATATTTCTCCGTTGGTTGGTTTCGTTGCACATTATAACCGACAGGTTTTTTCCTGTCAAGCATAATCTTTTTCCCAATTTCTTGGGCGTTTTCTTTTACCATTACTCCATGCTTTTATAGTAGCATCAGTTTTTGCAGCAGTCCAGTAATGTTTTTGAAGTTGTTCTTTTAATTTAAAAAGTGTGAAAGTTTTACCGCCTCGTTTAGTTATAGGTACTACTCTACATTTTTTAGATCCAACAGATACATCACATATTCGCCAGCCTTCTAAATAAAAAGGCATTTGAAACTTATCACTTCTTTTAGGATTTAAAAGTTGATCTTTCAGAGATAACAAAGTATGTGTAGTATACATTATGTACCTACCAAGTAGTCTAAAAACAAAGGAAACTGATCAGCAATTACAGTATCTATTTCAGACATTATGTCGTGGTCATCAAACTCATGTCTAAGATAACGAGCAAACTTATAAAACAATTTGCGATTAGGTACAGCATTATAATTAAAAGCCCAATGCTTTGCCCAAGCATCATCTAATGCTTCCATCATTTCAGAGTTAGGATCTATTGCACTCATTGTTCCTCCCTAGTTACTATTGAAGATACCATACCGAGTTCTCTTGTATTTTCTTTAATACCAAGATACTCATCAATGCTTTCACCCTTTTGATTTAATCGTGTTTTAACTTCAAGCTCAACAAAATCTATTAAAGCGTTTTTAAAATCTTTTTGATTACTTCTTAAAACTGGCATATAAGGTTCACTATTCCTGTAATAAATCCAGTAATCTAAAAAAATTTCTATATGTCTTTTTGTTTCTATTTCTTTATCCATATCACCACACCAATACTTCATTGCAAGTTTCGATCCAACACTTAGTATTCTCCTGTTAAATTTTCTTCGTTACTACTTTCTTTATGCCTTTGCCCCAAGCATTTTGCAGCCTGCCGTGGTAGTTATTCACCCTGTCAAACTCATTGCGTTTAAACATTTTGGATTTAACTGACCCGTCTTTGTACTCGACCTCGACTACATATTTATAGTTCATAATTTTTTCCCGATTTTCTGATTGCTTTGTTGCCAGCACGTTTGGCGTTATAGCCGTTGCGCTTGTTTGAGTTTCGCGGTCTTCCGTAAGACCCCGCCGCTCTTCTGCCTATTGACTTAGCTTCTTTGTTCATTTTGTATTCTCCTCATATTCAATCACAAGTTTCCATCTAAAACTAGATGGGATTATACCCTTATCAATAAGAAAGTCAAGAACCATTTCATCTATTGGGCCTTCTTCAGATGGTGAGGCATCCTTCGCATCAAGAATTATTTGTTTCATGTGGAAGGTCTCCAACCAAGTTTATAGATTTGATAGTTATAAGCCCAACCACCATCTTGAAAATCAACAACATATTCTTTTGGCGTTGCTCTAAAATCATCCCATTCTATTTCATCTATCAGTTCATCTTCGATTACTTCGAAAGAAGCTTTTTGAATTCCAGTTACACGCATTACTTTAGGATCTTCAGTATGAAAAGCTCCACAATGTACAACCCTATCGCCTTTTTTTAAAAGCATAATATCCCCTTATTAATTTTAAAGTGAGCAGTTTATTATCCTACTCAGGATATTAGGAGAACTAAGCCGCCATCTTAAACAAAGGAGTATCACTCACAATGCTGCGAACAGTTTCAGAGTTCTTGTAAGAAACCATTGGCATGTCCACAACTGGAGTTCTCTTTGTTGTTTCAGGAGTAAAGTGAGTTGACCAATCAGTTAGTGTATTATAAGCAGCCCACAAGTTCTGACCCATACGAGGAGCATAATCTTGTGTCCACTTGGTTAGCATGTAGATTAAAGCTTTGTTGTTTTTAACAGCAGCTTCATTGCTAAGTATCGAGAACATATCATCGCCAGCTTCAAGACAATCTAAAGCCTTCTTAGATCCAGCAGCTTTAGCAAATATAGGAAACATCTGTGCGCTGCTTGTCGGCATCTTAGCCCATCGATGCCATATCTCATTCTCTTTATCAAGGATACCTACAACATTACTTATTATTTTAGCAGCATGTTCTAGATTCAAAGACATTGTATGTCTATTCTTGTAGACACTAGCGGCCCCTGTTGTAAATACTTGACCATTAAGGCAAGCAGATTGTCGAAGCCCAACTGACTGCCAGTAAGCCATCTTAGAATTATAAGCATTGACTGCAAGGAATGTAAGCTCACCAGTGTCACCATCAGGAGTTGTTATCTGGTGTTCGGGAAGTAAATGTTTTACAAAACAAACTGCACCATTCTCTCCGACAGTAATGGTTTCTTCAAGACCATCGAGATTCAAAGAAGATCTTTTAAGAATTGATCGAGTGCTATCAATCATATCCTTGTGGTGTACAGGCTTATATCGTTGTCCATGTGTTCCTAATTCATCACCAGTATCAGTTCTGAAATAAACTTTCTTTTTGTTTTGCGCTATCTCAATATCAGAACCATCATTCAGGACAGCCGTGTAGTATGGTGTAGCTGTCAATACTTCAAAATCAGCATCGCCATATCCTTCAGGAAACACACTAGACTCAAACATATTAACTATATTACTCAAGATAATTCTCCAAAGTTTTAGAAAGAAGTGTTACTAACGTCACTTAAACTGCTCTTTTTAGATAGCGAGTCCCATTAAGGGGGCAGTAGGTACTTATAATTAAGCTCGCTGTTCGGTTCGGGGCCTATTGTAACGGCCCCTGCCGATGCTGTCAAGCTAATTTATATCTGAAGATTAGTGAAGTGAAGCTCAGAAACTTCAAAAGCATCTTTAAATCTTTTATCTTTCCTAGCTAAATCATTACACCATCTATTCCAAAGATGTTCAGATCTTATTCGTTGACATAAATCAAGATATGCGTTAATCTTCTTTAGTCTTGTTTCTAAAGAAGCATTCTTATCATAACTCAATACATTAGGATCTACATTGTAGTGTCTAAGATTATGAGTGTCGATACATCCGACAACACCAGCGAATAACTGACAACAAAACCCTGCTTTGGCTAGTCCTAAATTAGGAACTTCCAAGAAAGCTAACATCATTTCAACTTTCTTTCGTCTTCCTTTATATTTAAGAGAAGCCATTACATTTTTGTACAAGGAGTCCTTATTAATCTCTAACCACAACATAGATTTTTCTTTAGAACCTCTAATACATCTAGCTCTAAGTCCGAACTTATTAAACTCTTCTATCTGTCTAGCTACAAATCTCCAAGGTTTTCTTATAGATTTGATAGACATCCTAACTCCTTTAGCGCAATTATCAGAAGACTCTTGCATAAAAGAATTAATAAGAGGATTATGAAGTTTAAATAAAGAAGCCATAAAAGTTTCCTTTTAAAGTTATATTTATATATTTATTTATAAAATATATGATTATTTATTATGACTGTAGGAGTTAACTCTGAAGACCAATAAGGTTTATCAATGTAGTTAGCATGATACCATAAAGAACCTTCTGTTATATCCATATCGTCAAAGTGTAGTAGCCTATAAGCTAGGACTATGCTATCCATCCAAGTTTCAGAATCAGTTGGAGTATCATGTTTACCATCACAGTACCAACTAAACTGACATCTATGTCTTTTTTCACCTCCTTGATGTACAACATCACATATATTATCGGGAAATAAACCATGATCTCTACGGTTTATCGTTACTTGACCAACGGCGATACGACCTGCCAATGGTTGATTACCTGCCTCAAAATATATATTTCGAGCCAAACAATGTGCTTCTTCGTTCTCATCATAGGCTTGAGCATCTTCACAAGTAGCAAAGATAAGTCCAAACACCATGAATAACATTAACAAATTGTATTTAATATCTCTTTTCATGGTTCACCTGCTTAGTAAATATTAACATGCTAAAATGTTCAAGACACACTGGTTTATCATCTTGCATGCCAATAGCTTTTGAATTACAAACATGACAAGGTATATGGATTAATTCAATATCTTCATTCATCTTCAAGAAATCCATAGATATGATTTAAAATCAAAGTAGCCATGCCGTAACCAAAAAGATTACCTGCACCAAACAAAATGTAAATCGAAAGTCTTGGAACCCATTCATCATGCCATTCTATAAAAACTAATGCGAATGAAATAGACATCAACAAGCCCACAAGTAAATACCAACTACGTTCTTTCATTAAAAAGCCTCCTTCTGTTGTTCTTCCTTGATTATTTCAATGTAACGATCCATAAAATCCCTAACAAAATAATTGCCATGAGTGTACAGCATTACTGTAATTGCAAGTTCGCATTGTTCCTTAGAAAACTTAGGGTCATGAAGTAAAGAAACAACATTGCACATATCAATCACATTCTGCATAGATTAGTCCTTGTATTTTCTGAGTTCCAGTATAAGTTTACGTCTTAGATTACCATTAATATTATCTGCTTTATGGTGATCGCTAACACCAATGGCAACTAATATATCTAAAACTTCTGTCAAAGTCAACTCAACCATAATGGTTTCTGCTTGCATTACACCTCCTTAGTCCTTTATATATCTTATAAGTTCGTAGAACTTACTTATAAGATATATAAAGGCCCTCCGAAGAGGGCCAAGTTTAAATTAAGACTTCGCTAATTCAAAAGTTTGAAGAAGACTTTCTTGTATCGCCTCAATCTCTTCTGATTGCAAATTATCCTGATCCAGTGCTTTCAGATTAATCTCAAGAGATTTTGCGAAAGCATTGGTCGCTGGTTTAGTAGACTCCTTTGGAGTCACTTTAGCAGTCGGCTTGGACTTCGTAGAAGTCTTTGCTTTAGCTTTCACTGAAGGTTTCTTTGAAACCTTAGTGCCGTATTGCTCTACAAAATCTTCGATTTTTAGAGATGCTAAGACTTTCTGCGAACCCTTTCCAGTAAGATTGTTTTCACAATCTTGCTCCAAAGCTCGTAGAGCTTGTGTTGGAACCTCACCGCCAAAGGCGTTCTTGATGGTGGCGAAGACTCTAACGGAAAGTCTTCCGTTACGACTCCAGCTTGAGCCTCTCGGCTTGAAGCTCACAAGATAAAACGGCAGGGATTTGCTTTCGCAAATCGTTCCTGCTATAATTCTAGCAGTCTTGCCAATTTGCTTGTCTTCAGCGATGCTTAAATTTTCGTTTGTCATAATCGACATCTCCAATCGGTTAAATTTTTCGAACCCGACCTCTAAGTTATCATATCTATAAAAACTTTAAAAGTCACTTTGTGACTTCTTTTAAAGTTTTTATAGATATGATAACTAACCTTGAACTTTAAAGTCTTTAAAGACTTTAAAGTTCAAGAATTTCTCCATGATTGGCAAAGCCTTCAAAGATCTTTTAGATCTTTGAAGTCTTTGAAGTGAACGACCGACCCAAAGATCTTCAAAGATCTAAAAGATCTTTGAAGTCTTTGAGGCTAAATCAGCGTCAATTTTGAGCGGCAACTTTAGATTTCTTCGAAATCTAGCAAGTATTTACTAAAGGAGGGAACAAAATCTTGTAAGTCTTTGAAATCTTTAGAGGTCTTTGAAGTTTCTTTGAAACTTTAAAGACTCTAAAGAGCCTCTTTGATCTTGTAAACTAGGAAGTTCTCTGGAGAGGGAACATGAGATTCCTTTGGAATCTTCATAGACCTTCGAAGGGTAGGCAGGAGGCCATAGGGGCTACCCCATATATATACTAATAGATATACATTTTTAACTAAAATAGATGTAAACCAGTTTAGATGCGCCTCTAAAGACCTTTAAAGTGGCTATATAATATAGGTATGACCCCGGTGGGGTCTATGTAATAGTATAGTACTGATTTGAAGTTTTGTCAAGAAAAAACTTGACAAATGTGTAAACTAGGACTATAATAGAATAATGAAAAAAGAATTGACAACTAGACAACAAAGTTTCTTAGACTCACTAATTGAATCAGGAGGTGATCCTAAAATTGCGGCTGAGAAAGCAGGATATGCTGCTAATACCCATTGGCAAGTGACAAAAGCATTAAAGAATGAAATAATAGACTTGGCCTCTAATATATTAGCACAATCTGCACCTAAAGCAGCTATGAAGCTTGTAAATGTTATGGAATCAGATCAACCTATTCCACAAGCAAATATAAGACTACAAGCTGCTCAAACAATTTTAGATCGTATCGGTCTTGGTAAATCTGATAAGTTAGATGTTAGTCATAAAGTAGAAGGTGGCATATTTGTGTTACCTGCTAAGGAAGAAGTTGTTATAGATGTTAAAACGTAAAAGTTCTACTATACCTTTTGGATACAAAATATCTGAAAAGGATTCTGCATTTCTGGAAGAAATACCAGAACAACTAGAGGTTCTTAATGAAATTAAACCTCTTATTAAAGATAGATCTATATCTCTTAGAGAAGGAGCTAACTGGATTCTTTATAAAACAGGAAGATATTTAAGTCATATGGGATTAAAAAAGATAGTAGAAAATGAATGATTGGGATATAAATCCTTCAAAGTACTTGACAGACTCTGAAGGTAACTTTAAACTTAAAGCAGATGGTACACCACGTAAGAAAGGCGGTAGACCTAAAGGATCAAAGTCTAGAGGATATAATTATCATTCTCAAACTAAAGCTAAGTTAGCTGCTAGAAAGCAAGTTAGAATAAAAGAAAAACAAATAGAGAAAACAAGAAATAAACTAAATGCTCTTCGAAACTCTGCTAATACTTCTAAAGAAGTACTTGCTAAATTAGACGATAAAGAATCTTCTACAACAGGAAAGATAGTTGAAGATATAAAGTCTCTACCTAAAAAATTAAAAGAAGAAGTAGAGCAAAATGTAGTATTTGAGCCTAATGAAGGCCCACAGACAGAATTCCTAGCTGCTGGAGAAACCGATGTACTATACGGAGGAGCAGCAGGAGGTGGTAAATCTTATGCGATGTTAGTAGATCCGCTAAGATATTGCCACAGAGCAGCGCATAGAGCTTTAATACTTAGAAGGTCTATGCCAGAGCTAAGAGAATTAATTGACAAGTCTAGGGAATTATATCCTAAAGCTTTTCCGGGTTCTAAGTTTAGAGAAGTAGAAAAGTTATGGAACTTTCCTAGCGGAGCAAAAGTTGAGTTTGGATTCCTAGAGAGGGATGCAGATGTATATCGTTATCAGGGACAAGCCTATTCTTGGATTGGTTTTGACGAGATTACCCACCTACCAACAGAATTTGGGTGGAACTATTTAGCATCTCGATTAAGAACTACTGATCCAGATATTGTCCCTTACCTACGTTGTACAGCGAACCCCGGAGGTATTGGCGCACATTGGGTCAAGAAACGATATATTGATCCTTGTGTTCCTAATGATTCTTTTAAAGGTTCAGATGGCTTGACAAGAAAGTTTATACCTGCTAGACTTCAAGACAATCCGTTTTTATCTCAGGATGGTCGATACGAGCAGATGTTAAAAGCCCTGCCTGATGTACAACGTAGGCAGTTATTAGAAGGTAATTGGGATATATCGGAAGGAGCAGCCTTCACAGAGTTTGATCCTTCTGTACATGTTATCCCTCCATTTGAAATACCTGTAGGTTGGGAAAGAGTAAAAGGTATTGACTATGGTTACGCTTCTGAAAGTGCTTGTATATGGTCTACTATAGATCCTTCTGACGGAACTCTTATTGTATATCGAGAGTTGTATCAAAAGAATCTAACAGGAGTTGATTTAGCACAGCTAATTACTCAAATGGAATTACAAGATCCTTTCTCTGTTGCTGGTGTACTTGACACAGCAGCATGGAATAGAACAGGAACAACAGGCCCTACAGTAGGTGAAACGCTTGTAAGAGCAGGACATAAGCTACGAAGGGCAGATAAGAACAGGATTCAAGGAAAGATCCAGATCCACGAATACTTAAAAGTGCAACAAAGCGGAAGGCCACGAATACAAATATTTAATACTTGTCCTAATCTGATACGTGAGCTACAAAGTATTCCGTTGGATCGATCTAACCCTGAAGATGTTGACACTCACGCACAGGATCATGCATATGATGCTTTGCGTTATTTAATTATGTCAAGACCTAAAATAAATGATCCTTTAGCTCAAATGAGACATATGAGAATGGAACAGGCTTATACGCCAATAGATACGGAGTTTGGATATTGAAAATTAGATTTAACAAAAAACCCACAGTATCTGAACAAGAAAAAGATTTAAAACGTCAGCAAGAACAAATTAAAAAACAATATGAAAGGATTGTTAATGGAAGAAGATAATACTTTAACATCTAATGAAATTTACTTCGAAAAGGTCGAAAACGAGCATGGCTTGGAATTAACCTTGGAAGAGAATCTTCGTAATAACTTCGTTGGGTTACTAATGAATAGATACGAAAATGCTCAAAGAGCTAGGGAGTTAGATGAAAAAAGGTGGATCACGGCATACCATAATTATAGAGGACTCTATCCAAAGAATGTACGATTTAGGGAGTCAGAAAAATCAAGAGTATTTGTTAAAGTCACAAAGACCAAAGTACTTGCTGCCTTCGGTCAGTTGGTTGATGTTATTTTCGGAGCAAACAAATTTCCTATAGGGATTAGTGAAACTAAAGTACCTGAAGGAATAGCAGAACATGCTCATTTAGATACAAATAATCCTACTCCAAATCTTGAAACTACTTCTCCTGAAGAACAAGAAGAAATAGATATTGAAGAAGGAAGAGCCGAAAATCCATATGATGTAGGTTTTGTAGGTGATGGGCGAGTACTAAAGCCGGGAGCGACTTATGGAACAGGAAAGTTTGAAGAACAATTCCTCGATAAAGAAGGAGAAGCCAAAGATATGTTGCGGGAGGGGTTGTCACCAATCCCCGAAATCCTTGAACTCAATCCAGCACAGCGATCAGCAAGAAGGATGGAGAAACTAATACATGATCAAATCGAAGAATCTAATGGAGCTAGTGAAATACGCAATGCTTTGTTTGAGTCTGCTTTATTCGGCACAGGTATTGTAAAAGGGCCGTTTAACTTTAATAAAACTTTAAGTAGGTGGGATGAAGATGAAGAAGGTTCTAGGACGTATAAGCCTATTGATGTTCGTGTTCCTCGCATTGAGTTCGTTAGCATATGGGACTTTTTTCCAGATCCAAATGCAACAAACATATCTGAATCAGAGTTTGTTTTTCATAGACACAAGTTCAATAGGACTCAACTTCGGTCATTAGGTAAGATGCCATACTTCGACAAAGAAGCTATTCGATCTTCTTTGCGTATGGGGCCTAACTATGATCCAGAAGATTACGAACAAGAACTTAAAGATGATAATCGTACAGAAGAATATGGTTCAGGTCTATATGAAGTTCTAGAGTATTGGGGAGTAATGGATGCAGAATATGCTCGTCAAGTTGGAATGGATTTGCCAGAAGAAGTAGATGACCTAGATGAAGTTCAAGTAAATGCTTGGATGTGTAATGGTAATCTACTACGAGCAGTAGTTAATCCTTTTACTCCCTTTAGAGTACCTTATCACTCTTTTCCTTATGAAAGGAATCCCTATAGCTTTTTTGGCATAGGTGTAGCAGAAAACATGGACGATTCTCAAAAGATTATGAATGGTCATGCTAGAATGGCTATAGATAATCTTGCATTATCTGGTTCTCTTGTATTTGATGTGGACGAGACTGCACTAGTTGGTGGTCAAAGCATGGAAATATATCCGGGTAAAGTATTTAGAAGACAAACTGGTATGCCCGGAACAGCTATTAATGGATTAAAGTTTCCTAATACATCTAATGAAAATATGATGATGTTTGATCGATTTAGACAACTAGCAGACGAACAAACAGGTATTCCTAGTTACTCTCATGGTCAAACAGGCGTACAAAGCATGACAAGAACTGCTTCTGGTATGTCTATGCTACTAGGAGCAGCATCGCTTAATATTAAAACAGTGATAAAGAACTTAGATGATTTTCTTCTTAAACCATTAGGAGAAGCATACTTCCAATGGAATATGCAGTTTCTTGAAGGTAAGCTAGGTATAGAAGGTGATCTAGAAGTAAAAGCTACAGGCACTAATAGCCTTATGCAAAAAGAGGTACGAAGTCAAAGGCTCACTACATTCTTACAAACTGTACAGAATCCTGCTGTAGCTCCCTTCGTTAAAATTAATAAGCTGATTAGTGAACTTGCGTACAGCTTAGATCTTGATCCTGATGAACTTATGAATGATCCAGATGAAGCTGCGCTAATGGCTCAGATAATAGGAATGCAAAATGCTGGACAAGCAACTGGCCCGGAAGCTGGCCCCGGTGGTCAACAACCCGGAGGTATGGGAGGCCCTGAAGGAACACCTCAACAACCTACAGACCTTGGAGACACAGGTACTGGTGGCGGCAACATTGGAACAGGAAATGTACCGCAGTCAGGGGAAGCTGCGTTTGCTGGCACTCCTAGACTCGTTGAAGGAGCAGGTTAAAGAAGCAATGGAGAGACAAGATGCGTAAGAAAAAACAAAGTGGTTCCTTAATGATGCCAGAAGAAGGTATGCCAGTAGATACATATCCTAATATACCACCTGATGAAATGGCTGAAGTAGAAGCCTCACAACTTCCAGATGATGAGATGGAAGAAAATTATCTAGATTATGTTGTAGATGAATCACTAAATAACGAAGAACAAGATTATTTAATGAATGCTTTAGAAGCAGACCCAAAACTAAGTCAAATTTTTGATAAGGTTATTGATACTGCTTCTGAGTTTTCTGGAGCTGGAGAAGTCGAAGGCCCCGGAACTGGAGTATCAGACTCAATACCTGCACGATTGTCAGATGGAGAGTTTGTTATGACGAAGAAAGCTACCGATGCTATAGGCGCAGATAATCTACAAACTATGATGGATGATGCAGAACGTGCTAATGATAGTGGTCAAAAACTAAGATTGGCGTTTGGTGGGATGGCTGAAAAAGAAGATGAATTAGAAGATTCTAAAGATTATCTTTCTAAAACTGACGAAGAAATAAAAAAAGTCATGATCGGCTCAAATCGAATGCCAAGTGTGAGGTAAGGCTACCCCTAGACATAGGCCCCTTACCATTTAACTTAACGGCTACCTTGAAGTAAAGACAAGCCCCAGACTATTTATTCAGGCCAGAATGAATTAGTATGGCTACCTTGCTAAAAAGACTCAAGCCCCGACAAGGAGAACATATATGTCAGAAGTAGAAAATATTGAAGAACCAGTAGCAAATCCGTATAATGCTAAGAAATCTTGGCACACGCCAGATAAGCCTAATACAGATGATGCTGATTCTTTATTCTTTGCACCACAGGCTACCCCCGAAGAGGCCCCTGATGAAGAAGTGCAAGAGGAAAAACAACCTCGTAAAAGAACTAATTATAAAAAGCGTTACGATGATTTAAAAAAACATTATGATGATAAGGTTTCTCAATTTAAACAACGAGAAGAGGAATTAATTGCTCAAGCTAGATCTTTGCAACCTGAGTACGAAGCTCCTAAATCTATTGAAGATTTAGAAAAGTTTAAAGAAGAGTATCCTGATTTGTATGATACAGTGGAATCTGTAGCACATATGAGAAGTGAGCAGCAAGTAGGAGAGCTACGAGAACAGTTATCAGCTATTCAAATGAGAGAAGCTGAGATACTAAAACGAGAAGCAGAAACTACATTGCGTGAACGTCATCCTGATTTCGAAGATATTCGAGGTGACGAAACATTTCATCAATGGGCTGAAGATCAACCACAAGAAATACAAGATTGGATTTATAATAATCCTGATAATGTTGCTTTAGCATCTAAAGCTATAGATCTTTATAAATTAGAAACTGGACAACCTACTTCTGCACCAAAGCGTTCTCCGCAACGACAGCCTGTAACAAGGGAATCAGCAGCAGATATAGTATCTACTAAAACTACTAATATCGATACTGCTCAACCTAAAGTATGGACTGAAAGGGAAATTGCTGCAATGTCTATAGACCAGTTTGATAAATTTGAAGATGAAATCAATCAAGCTATGGTTGAAGGCAGAGTAGTAAAAAATTAATCTGTCTTTTTAATGGAGAAGTAATATGGCTTATAATCAATCAGATCAGTACTTTGAACCGAGTACAGATACCAATGCAAACTTTGCCAACTCTGTAAGTGGTCAAACTAACTCATTTTTCCTACCTGCGGTCTACTCGAAGAAGGTACTTAACTTCTTCCGTAAAGCCTCAGTAGCAGAAGCAATCACTAACACTGATTATGCTGGTGAGATTTCCGCTTTCGGAGATAGCGTAAAGATTATCAAAGAACCCGAAATTACTGTTTATCAGTATGAAAGAGGGCAAGATGTAACGGCTACCAAGCTAACTGACCAAGAACTTACTTTGGTTGTAGATACAGCTAACGCATTTAAGTTTATCGTTGATGACATTGAATCAAATATGTCACACGTAAATTGGCGTGAGACTGCTGCATCTTCTGCTGCATACTCACTACGAGATGCATTTGACGAAGGTGTAATTGCAACTATGTTCTCAGGCGTATCAGCTTCTAGCCCTAATCATGTTCTAGGTTCTGATAATGCAACTGACCTTGCTGCTGGAACCTTTGATGGTACTGGTAACTTAGACATTGGTTTTGGTACTAGTGAACATGACCCAATCGATGTATTGTCTCACATGGCAAGATTGCTAGACGAGCAAAACGTACCTGAAGAAGGACGTTGGTTCCTAGCTAATCCAGAGTTCTATGAAGTTCTTGTACAAAGTTCTTCTAAGCTCTTGTCAGTAGACTACAACGCTGGTCAAGGTTCAATCCGTAATGGATTGGTAAGCTCTGGTAAGCTACGTGGTTTTGATATGTACAAGACTAACAACATTGCAAGCACCTCTAATGCTGCTGGTAAATGTATTGCTGGTCACATGTCTTCTACAGCTACTGCTCAGACTATTACGAGTACAGAAGTTATTCGTGATCCTGACAGCTTTGGAGACATTGTACGTGGACTTCATGTATATGGAGCCAAGGTACTACGTGGTGAAGCACTAGTTTCTGCCTTCTATGGTATTGACTAGAACTTAACTCAGGTAAGGGGGCTTAACGGCCCCCAAACCTTTTTTTATAGGAGATTGATAAATTGCCTCAACTTGGAACAGATGAAAAACCGTTTGTTATGAGTACTGGTACAATAGCCAGTAAAGAAAGCAGATTTCGTAAAAAATTTGATAAGCAAGCTTACGACTTTAATTATGATAGAATATTTCGTAAAGCTTCTAAGGATAAAAAAGAAATAAAATCTTATAATACAGAACTAGAAGCATGTCGAGCTAAAAGCAAAACATTTTCTATGGATCAGGAGTAAACATTATGCCGGGAACAAAACGATATGGGTATAATATAGGAAGCGAAATATTTGGCCCTTTTAAACGTATTCAAAAACCAACTAGAAAAGCTGTTAAAAAAACTTCTAATATAATGCAGGAAGGTATCGGGAATATATCAAAAGTAAGTAAAAAAGGTTTTGGTCTTACTCAAAAAACTAGAAAAAAAATAGGTAAAGGAGTTAAAAGTTGGTTTAATGAAGCTCAACCTCAAGCACAACCATCTATGTCTACACCTTATAAAGGAATGTCAAAAGGTCTGTCACGACCATCTTTTGAAATGCCAAAGCCAAAAAATTATCAAAGATATATAGCAAATAAAGGTGGCTATATATCTGTAGATCCTGCACCAAAATGCAAACCTAATTAATGAACAAAGTACCTAGAAAAAAAGGTTATGTTCCTAATAAGTATACAGGAAAAAGTATGATGGGTAATAAACAAAATAGAAAAGAGTATGCTAAAGGTGGAATGCCTAAAGCATCTCCTTGTTAATATGAAAGTTTCAGCACCAAAAGGATACCATTGGATGAAGCAACCTAAAGGTGGCTATAAACTAATGAAACATACTGGTAAGTTTAAGCCTCATAAAGGTGCAAGCCTTACTGCTAACTTTGACGTACAAAAGGTTCATAAAAAATAATGGCGACATTTCTTAATCTAACAAATGAACTATTGCGTGAGCTTAATGAAGTAGAATTAACTTCTGCTACATTTGCTACTGCTGTTGGTATTCAGCAACATACTAAAGATGCTGTTAATAGGTCTTATCTTGATATAGTCAATGAAGAACCTCAATGGCCTTTTTTAGCTGCTGCTGAAAGTGGAGCTACAGATCCTATGTATGGTAATGTATATGTAGAAACTGTAGCTAATCAACGCTGGTACGAGCTTAAAGAATCTAGTTCAGACTTAACTAATGATTATGGTTATGTAGATTGGGATAATTTTCTTTTAACAACTGTAGGAGTTAGTGGAGAGTCTTCTCCGTATACTATTAAAAACTTACGATATATAAACACAGAAGCTTGGAAAGATTACTTTCGTATTAGTGAAAACAAAGACGATGCAGAAGATGCTAATGGTGGTACACCTGCTAGAGTAACACGAAGTCCTGACGGACGCAAGTTTGGATTAAGTCCTATACCAGATAAAGTGTATCGTATTTGGTTTGTAGCTTATACTTTACCAACAGAATTATCTGCATTTGGAGACACAACTGTATTTCCAAATATTTATAACTCAGTAATTCTTGCAAGAGCTAGATATTATTTACATCAGTTTAAAGAAAATCCTCAAGCTGCTTCATTTGCTTTAGAAGATTATAAAAGAGGTTTACGTTTAATGAAGCTTAATTTAATGGAACCTAATCCCGGTTCATTTAAAGATGATCGTATGAGGTTTGTTTAATGTCTCAACCTTATGGTATATCTTGTAAAGGTGGTCTTAATACTAATCTTAATCAGTTAGAATTATTAGGTCAGCCGGGATTTGCTACTAAGTTAAAAAACTTTGAAGTAGACCCTGATGGTGGATATAGACGTATAAATGGCTATAGTCCTTTTGGAGGTGGTTCTGCTGCTAGACCTAACAGTTCTAATTCTATACTAGGACTTCAAGTTTATGCAGATGGAGTTATAGCTTGTTCAGGAACTAATGTATACTTTAGTCAAACTGGTACAAGTTGGTTACAGATAAACAAAGCTAGTGTATCTGGATCAGGAGATAATCATACTACTTTTTCAGGACGATCAGCCGCAGCAAGAACTTCTCAAGGACAAGCTTCTTTTGCTATTTTTGAAGGTGATTCAGATTACGGTGAAGTTATAATAACAGATGAAGGTTCAGGTGCTAAACCAATGTACTTTAAAATGACAGGTACAGATTCAGATATAACTAATCGTACTTTTTTTGCGAAAGAAATAACAGTAAGTGGTACAGTATATCCTAAGTATTGTGTAATACATGATAAACACTTAGTAGTAGCAGGAGCAGCTACAGCACCTAATACAATCTATTATAGTGGTACAAATGATATAGATGACTTTACAAGTACTGGATCTGGTAGTATAGTATTAGATGATAAAGTAGTAGGTCTTAAAAGTTTCCGTGATGACTTAATTATATTTTGTACTAATTCAATTTACAAATTACAAAATATAAATAACTCATCAACAATTACTATAGTACCTATTACGCAAAACGTAGGATGTATGGATGGAGCATCTATTCAAGAAATTGCAGGTGACTTGGTATTCCTAAGCCCTGATGGATTAAGAACTATTGCTGGTACAACAAGGATTGGTGACGTTGAGCTTGGTTCTGTTAGTAGGGCTATACAAGCTATTATTGGTGATATTGCATTAGAAATAGATGAATTTATAATTAGTAGTGCAGTACTTAGAAGTAAATCACAATATAGATTATTTTATTCTAAAGCTACTGCATCAAGCGTAACTTCTAAAGGAGTTATAGGAACTATTACACCTAATGGATTTGAATGGTCAGAAACAGAAGGAATACAAGCTCATGCTTTAACTTCTGGATTAGATAAGGATGGACTAGAACAAACGTATCATGGTGATAAAGATGGGTATGTTTATAATCACGATGATGGTAATTCATTTAATCCAGCAGGAACTTCATCAAATATTGCAGCAATATACGAGACACCCTATTTTGATTTTGGTGATGCAGGAACTAGAAAAACATTAAACTATACAAAAATATCAGTTACTCCAGAAGGAGAATGTCAGCCTAGTTTAAAAGTATCTTTTAACTATGGCGATACTGCTATACCACAACCTGCTAACTATACTTTAGATTCTATACAATTACCATCTTTGTTTGGAACATCTAAGTTTAATCAAGTAACCTTTGGAGCTTCTAATGATCCAATGGTTAGACAAGCAATCCAAGGTAGTGGAGATACTTGTAGTTTTAGAATTTTTAGTACAGATACTAATGCACCGTATGCAATTAATGGTATATATGTAGATTATAGACCTTCAGGAAGGAGATAATAAATGGCTCAAAGCTATACTAGACAAAGTACGTTCGTAGATGGAGATACCATTACAGCAGCATTATTTAATAACGAATACAATCAACTTGAAAATGCTTTTACTTATTCTTCTACTAGTGCTACTGCTACAGGACACAGACACGATGGAACTGCTGGACACGGTGGTAACATTCATACTATTGGTGACTTAGATTTTCTTAATAAAATTGTAGTTGATAGCTCTAACAATCGTTGGGGTTTCTTTGTAGAAGTTTCTAGTAGCGCAGTAGAGCAAATAAGAATACAGGATGGAGCTATTGTACCTGTAACAGATAATGATATAGACTTGGGTACAAGCTCATTAGAATTTAAAGATGCATATTTTGATGGTACAGTAACTACAGATGCACTTGTAGCAGATACAGCAGATATTAATGGTGGCACAGTAGATGGTGCTGTAATTGGTGGGTCTAGTGCAGCAGCAGGGTCTTTTACTACTATAGCAGCTAGTGGAGCTATTACAGGTTCTAGTACTATAGAAGGAACTACGATTACAGCTACTACAGCTTTTGTCCCTGATGCTTCAGATGGTGCTGCATTAGGTACAGCTTCATTAGAGTTTAGTGATCTTTATTTAGCAGATGGAGCAGTAGTTTACTTTGGAGATGATCAAGATGTTTCTCTTACTCATGTAGCTGATACTGGACTTCTTTTATCTAGCACAGATCAACTACAGTTTGGTGATTCAGGTACTTACATACATCAAAGCGCAGACGGTGTACTTGATCTTGTATCTGATACTGAAATAGAAATAAATGCTACTACGATTGATATTAATGGTGCTGCTGACATATCAGGTAATCTAGATGTAGGTGGTAATCTTACAGTAACAGGTAATGCAACTATTGCAGGTAACTTAACCTTTGGAGATGCTGCTTCAGATACAGTAGCATTTAGTGCTGATGTTGCTTCTAATTTACTTCCTAGTGCTGATAATACATATGACTTAGGTGCATCAGGATCTGAATGGAAAGATCTATATGTAGATGGAACTGCCTACATAGATACCCTTGATTTAAATGGTACAGCTATTACAGCTACTGCGGCTGAACTTAATATTATGGACGGTGTTACAAGCACCGCAGCAGAATTAAATATTTTAGATGGCGTTACTAGTACAACAGCAGAACTTAATATATTAGATGGAGTAACTTCTACAGCAGCGGAATTAAACATACTAGATGGCGTAACAGCTACAGCCGCAGAGCTTAACATTCTAGACGGAGTTACTTCAACAGCAGCGGAACTTAATATTCTTGATGGTGTAACAAGTACCGCAGCAGAACTAAACATACTTGACGGTGTAACAGCTACAGCGTCTGAAATAAATACCTTAGACGGCATTACAGCAGTCGTAGGAGAGCTTAATGCACTAGACCTTGGTAGTACAGCAGTAGGTACTGCAATAGCTTCTAAAGCCGTTGTATTGGATTCTAACAAGGATTATACAGGCGTTAGAAACTTTACAATTACTGGTGAGCTGGATGCAGCTACACTGGATATTAGTGGTGACGTAGACATTGACGGTACACTTGAAGCTGATGCTATCACTATTGACGGCGTAACACTAGCAGAAACTATTGCAGATACTGTAGGAGCTATGGTTAGCTCAAATACAGAAACGAATATCACAGTCTCATATGAAGACTCAGATAATACGCTAGACTTTGTAATAGGCACTCTTAACCAAGATACTACAGGTACAGCAGATAACTTTACAGTCTCAGCAAATAACTCAACTGATGAAACAGTATACCCTGTCTTCGTAGACGGAGCTACAGGCTCACAGGGAGCAGAGACAGACACAGGGCTTACTTATAACCCCTCTACAGGTCTTTTGACTGCTACAGGCTTCTCAGGCAATCTCACAGGTACATTACAGACTGCTGCACAAACAAACATTACAAGCTTAGGAACTCTTACTGCACTGACAGGTGGTACAGGAGACTTTAATTGGGATTCAAATACATTAGTAGTTGATTCATCTACAAATAGAGTAGGTATTCTAAATGCTGCACCTGATGTCTCTCTTGACATTGGTAGTGCTACAGATGCTGTACACGTACCTGTAGGTACAACAGCACAGAGGCCCACAGGCGTAGCAGGATACTTTAGATACAATAGTACTACTGGTAAGTTTGAAGGCTATACGGACTCTTGGGGAGCTATTGGTGGTGGTTCTGGTACTAATATGGATACTAATATCTATACTGGTGATGGATCTACTACTGCCTTTACATTAAGTACTGCACCTGACGATGAAAATAACCTTATGGTATTTGTAGACGGTGTATTCCAAGCACACAATGCTTACAGTGTATCAGGTACTACATTAACGCTAAGTGCTGCTCCTGCAAGTGGTAGGGTTATTACAGCGTATCACAGTACAACTACTGTAGGTGGATCTAATAATACAATTAATACAATGACAGGTGATGGTAGTGATACGACACTGACATTATCTGTAGCTCCTGTACATGAGAATAACGTACAGGTATACTTTGATGGAGTTTACCAGAGCAAATCAAACTATTCAATCTCTGGAACTACACTAACCTTTAGTACTGCTCCTCCTACTGGAGTCTTGGTAGAGGCTATTACAAATACTAATACTTCTAGTACTACTGCTAATCAGCTACTTGATGCTGATGGCGATACAATGATACAGGTCGAAGAGTCCTCTGATGAAGACAAGATACGCTTTGATGTTGCTGGTTCCGAAAAAATGGTTCTGGACTCAACTGGATTAGGTATTGGGACTGATTCGCCTAACGATTTGCTACACATTAAATCAACGTCTTCTGATGCAGAAATTACTCTTCAATCAACGAATTCTGGCGGAGACGCTAGGCTAAGGATGATTGCTAATTCATCAGGACTTTCATCTCTACAATTCCAAGATGAGGATGACACCAACGTAGGGTTCGTGAACTACGAGCATTCAAGTAACTCAATGCATTTTCGCACAAATGATGCTGAAAGAATGCGTATTGATACTTCTGGAAACGTGGGTATTGGTGAAACAAGTCCAAACGCTCTTCTCGCAGTAGGAAATGGTAATCAAAGCCATACATCAGTTGCTAGTTTTGCTCATTCAACAGATGCTTACATCGAAGTTGAAAATACTACTACACAAAACGGTGCTGGTATTATTTTTACTAACGTAGGAACTAAGAAATGGACTATCCAAAAAGATACGTCCTCACACGGTCTTTTTGTTCAAGAAGCTAGTGACACTACTGTGATGGAAATAAATCAAGGTGGTTGGGTCACCATGCCATTGCAACCAGCTTTTTCTGCACAAGTAGGAACAGCAACAACTAATGTTGCAACTGATGCAAGCAGAAACACAGTAGGATTTACTACTGAAATTTTTGATCAAAATTCAGATTATAATACAAGTACTTCTACATTTACTGCACCAGTAACAGGTAAGTATCAACTTAATGCACTTTTGTATATAAATGATTCAGATGCTGAAGCAACTTATATAAGAGTTGAAATTCGTACTTCAAATAGAGATTACACTTATATAATTGAACCTAACTATTCAGCAGATAGAGTTAGAGATCAAATTTCACTTTCTGTACTTGCAGATATGGATGCTTCAGATACTGCACTAGTTGATATAGGACAGTATGAAGGTACAGCACAAATGGATATTCCAGTATCCGCACAGAGCAACTTCTCAGGCTACCTAGCTTGTTAAACAACAAAGGCGAAATAACCCATCTTAAAGGAGATGTAACATGGCAGATTTAAAAGTAGAAATAACAATTAACGACACGATGCAAGCAATCATGAACAA